TCGCGTTTTGGGGCGACCAGGCCGACACGATTATCCCAGGATTGGAGAACGCGATCCCCTATGAGCACGGAACGATATGGATCCACGAATCAACCGCGCAGGGCGTCGGTGGATATTTTCACGACGAGTGGATGGACGGCACCGACCCCGAGGGAGGTAAGTCTGACTTTGTACCGATGTTCTTCCCCTGGTTCTGGCACGACGAGTACGAAGTGGCCGACCATTCACTTGCGTACGAGGACCTTGAGCACGATGGGGAGTTCGGTGACGAGCACGGAGTATTGGGTTTCCTACTCAATGAGGGGGTAGACACTGATCGGGTGCTCGCCAAGCTGGCGTGGCGCCGTCGCAAGATCCGCAACGCGCCGAAGGGCCTAGACGGGTTCCATGAGGAGTACCCCTGCACGCCCGAGGAGGCGTTCCTCTCGACCGGCTCCAACGTGTTCCCGCTGCCCGAGCTGATGCAGTGCTACAAGCCTCACGTCGGGAGCTCGCGGGGCTACCTCTACAACAACCACGGTCAGATTGGGTTCCACGAAACCGAGCACGGGCACTGGATCATCTACAAGTCTCCCGGACGCCGGCAGAAGTACGTCGTCGCGTGCGACCCGACCAAGACCATCGAAGGCGACCCCGCCTGTATCCAGGTCATCAACCGGGCCACGATGGAGCAGTGCGCGGTGTGGCACGGCTCGGCCGTCGCCTCCCAGGTCGGCGAGATCGCCCTGGCCGCGGCGTACTGGTACAACAACGCCCTCATCAACACCGAGGTCCAGGGCGGGGGCCGTGACGTCATGCAGGTGTGGCGGGACGCCGGGTACTCGAACATCTGGTTGGACCGGCGCCCGGACAAGTCCAAGCGGTCGTCGGCCATCCTCGGGTGGAACACCACCTACGACACGAAGCAGTGGCTCATCACAACGGTTCAGGGATTCCTCAAGCGCAAGGAGGTCATCATCCACCACGGGGCCACCTACTACGAGATGACCCAGTACACGGCCTTAGAGGACGGGACGTTCGGCCCAGCCCGGCGATCCGGACACGACGACTGTGTCATGGCCTACGGCATCGCCATCTTGACCGCCTCGACCGAATGGTCCAGCCTCAACATGAACGAGATCCTGGGCCAGGGCGGGGGGGAACCCGACATCGGGGTCCACCGGATCATTCTGGAGAACGCTGGTCGGGCGGCCGAGATCCCCGGGATGATGCCTCAGCGGGACGGATTGCCCATCTATGCGCTGGCATCCGAGATAGATGACTGGCTATGACCTGGGAAGGGCTGAACCCGCCCTACGCGACCATCGTGGCCGACCCGCCCTGGATGTATCAGAAGGACCCTGGCGCTAAGAACGAAGGGCAGGGACCAGTCAGTCAAGCGGAATCCTGCTATTCGACGCTGACGAATGAACAGATTTCGGCGCTGCCGGTGAAGGATCTCGTAGCCGACGCCGGGCACTTATATCTCTGGTTCACGAACCCTGGAATGTTTGGCGGACGGTTCTCGGACGTGACTCCGAAGGACATTGCAGAGACGTGGGGATTTGAGTTCAAAACCATTCTGACTTGGGTGAAACCGGGTGGCGGTGGCATGGGGTGGTTCTTTCGGGGCCAGACCGAGCACGTCCTGTTTGCGACCCGCGGCGGTAAGGATGCGGCCATTCCGGCCAATATCCGCGAGCCGAACGTGATTGACAGTCGCAAGGCTGGTCACTCACAGAAACCCGGGGCCTTCTTCGATCTTGTGGAACGGGTGAGTCCAGGCCCATACGTAGAACTGTTCGCCCGCCAGCCGCGCCTCGGTTGGGATCATTGGGGTTTGGGGATCGAAGGGGTAGCCTGACCAGCCGTGAAGTACGACTACTCCTGTCCGGCCTGCGGGGTCATTCGTGACGGCGTGCCCCTGGACAAGATCCAGTGCCGGTGTGGGCTGACCGCCAAGCGGGTGCGTGAGTTTGCCGTGAACACGACCAGCCTGAAATCCCGCGACCGATGGGACCCCGTCGTCGGCGCCTACGTCCGCAACGATCGTGAGTTCAACGAGTTGCTCAAGGCTGGCCAGGCCGCCCAGGAGGCCGAGCTCGGGATGCCGGTCCCGTTGGAGAAGGTCGACGCCCGCGATACCGAGGGCCTGGCCGAGCTCCACGGCCATAGCGTCGACCACCGCCTTGAGGTCAAGGAGAACGTGCAGAAGCTCGAGCATGACTCGGCGGTGAAAGTCTGATGGCGTGGGTCATATTCACGCTTGCCTGTTTGGTAGTTGGGATCGTTGGGCTTGTTGACGCCACGGGCCGGTTCGTCTACTGGTGGAAGCGGCACTGATGGTCGTAGGCGCATCCACTCTCGTCCAAGTTTCTCGGCCGCCCACCTATGACCAGGTCGATTTCGTCCGCCGTCTCCAGGTCATCTACGAGCAGGCCAAGAAGTCCAAGGGCAACCTGCTCAACGAGTGGAAGCGCAACTACCGACTGACGATGAACCGCTCGTCGTCCGCGCTCCCCGCGGCGGCGGGCATCCGGGCCAACGAGGTCTACCCGACCATCGACAGCCGAGTCGGCTGGATGACGGACCAGGAGATCATCTGCTCCATCACGCCCGCGGCCGACCCGTTCAGCCCGTACTTCGCGGTCATGGACATGCAGGCCGAGCAGCTCGAGTGCGTCATCAACAGCGTCTACACCACCGACCAGTGGTACGCCGAGATTTCCAAGATGCTGTGGAACGCGGCCATGTACGGGGCCGGATTCCTGAAAGTCGGATGGGACCAGGGGCTCGAGGACGGCATCGGACAGGTGGTGCTCAAGTCAACGTCGCCCTGGTGTCTCTACATCGACCCGTTCGCGGAATCCCTGGACGAGGCCCAGTTCATCATCGAGGTCCACTCGATGGCCGAGGGCGAGATCGAGCGCCGGTTCCCGAACGCCTCGCTCACCAAGATCCGTGAAGCCCTGACCGCGGGCGACGTCTCCAAGGAGCACATCCCGCCGTCCCAGGAGATGAACGTCCCGAAGGAGGGCTACCTCATCCCGGTCGACGCCGGCCAGGGACCGACGACCTGGGGGCCGCCCGGGGGCACGCAACAGCCGTGGTCCGAGCAGCCCTACCGGGCCATCAACGTCTACGAGTGCTGGATGCAAGAGAACTGCATGGAGTGGGTTCAGCCGGGCGATCCGTCGATGCCCGAGGAGCCGGTCATGGTTACCGTCTGGCGGGTCATCGTCCACGCCGGGGGCAAGATTCTCCTTGACGAGTACGCCGACAACCTGTTCCACATGAACCGCCACCCCTACGTTCGTTATGTCGATGTCGAGACGGGCGAGTTGTGGGGGTCGTCCATCGTCCGTGACATCGGCCCGTGCCAGATCGCGCTCAACCGCCTCGCCAGTCTCATGCAGAACAACATCGAGTACACGGGCAACCCGATCTTCGTCGGCGTCAAGAACTCGGGCATGGACCGCTCCACGTTCATCAACCGCCCCGGGCGGATCTATGACGTCGACGGCGGGCCGAACTCACAGAACGCCAAGCCCCAATGGCTCTCGCCGCCGACGCTGCCGAACCTGCTCATGGAATTCATGAACTGGTGGCGTGACGAGATCGAGCGTATCGCCGGACTCCAGGGCGGTCAGAAAGGGGAGATCCCCAGTGGACGAGCCACCGACAAACAAGTCAGTGCCACCCAGGAGGCCGGATTCATACGAATCCGAAGTGCTCAACGCAATCTCGAACTCACCCTCCGCAAGGCATTTGAGTTGGTGGCGAACCTCATCATCATCAACTATGACGTGCCACGCACCGTGGCCATCGTCGGCGCCGAAGGAGAAATGAGCTCGGTCAAGCTGGCCGCCCGCCACTTCTACACGCCCGGTCCCGATGGTCCCGACCCGATGCGGTTCAGCCTCTTAGTCAACGCCGGATCGTCCAAGCCGACCAGCCGTGGCGCCCGCATGGCCGAGGCCAAGGATCTGTTCGAGATGCACGCGGTCGACGCCCAGTACCTCCTCCAGGCGTACCGGGTCAGCCACTGGCAGGGGGTCCTCGAACGGGTCAAGCAGGAGAACGAGCAGGCCGCCATGCAGGCCGCCCTCAGCGGAGCGAAGGGCCAGGCGAAGGGTCCTGGCACCGGGCACCCGCACTAACAGGAGAGATCATGCTGGACGATGAAAGAACCATCATCAATGAGTTTGTGGAGTACGACGAGCGTGGGCGAGTGAAGCGTCGGGGACACCCGGATCGGGGAGACAATGTGCCTGTGGCCTGGTGCTCTCCGCACAAATGCCACCTAGAGGATTGTTTTGAACTGCATTATCCCGATGCTCACAGAAAGCGTGACACCTCGGCGTTCATTGAGTAGGCTGCGCGTATGCCACGAATGGAAGATTTCCGCAGCGACAGGTGCGTCATTGACTACGAGATGTGCACCGAGTCCCGCGGTTCCATCCTGCCTGTCGAGCGCGGCTCGATGATCGGCAAGCACCCAGCCGAGGGAGTGCCGGGCCAGCCGACAGGCATGGAATCCCGCAACGCCTTTCCGTTGCCCGATTCGATGTTCGACAACAACGGGACCGATTCCGAGCTCCACAGCACCTACCCGCCCGAGGGGCTCTAGGCGGCCGGTGGATGCCGTTCAAGTCGGAGAAGCAGCGACGGTATCTTTGGTCGCAGCATCCCGACATCGCCGAAGCCTGGGCACACGGCAAGTCGTCGGTTACCGGCAAACGCGAGTCATCCGCTCAACAGGGCAAGCGACAGCGCAGGTCACAGTCCAGATCGCATCGCAAGTCTCGAGGTGGAGGGAGGTGAGTGTATGAACGACCGCTACCGCGGCAAGCGTGGCCACAAGCGCCACGGCCGCAAGGGACGCTAGAACCGTCTCCCATCGACTGATCGGCTTTTGCCCGATCATGGCAATGTGTGGACCACCCTCGGACGCGTGTTCCGGGGGTGGTTCGCGTCAGCATCAATGACAGAGCGGCTCTGTATGCACTAGCCTCCGCCACCGAAGCTCCTAGGAGGTTGCGAGAATGGCCGACTCAGAGAACCAGGTGAAGCCGCAGTACGGTCCCCAGCCCAAGGGCAAGGCGAACATCATGCGCCAGGGCCAGACCGAAGTGGCCGCCTGGGGCGAGGACCCGATGGCGACCGGCCGGATCCCCGAGGTTCGCGACAACCCCGACCTGTAGATGGCCGGAAGCAAATCGACCGCCCCGCAGAGTGCGGCCGAGGGCATGGGGAACATCCTCCGTGCCATCACCGACACCATGCAGGCGCCCGACGCCGTCCAGTTCGCCGGCCCACTGATGCACCTCCAGACCACCGTGCTCGATCTGATCCACGGGCACGGGGCCAACAAGGGCCAGCAGGCACCGGGAGGACAAGCGCCGCCAGGCCAGCCTCCCGGGCCGCCTTCGGGTGGCGGCGGTCTAGCCGGTGGCCTGAGCGGAATGATGGGCGCTCCGCAAGGCCCGTCCAATGCCACGTCAGGTGGAGGCCCGTCCCTCTCGGGGATGGACCCTGAGCAGATGCGCCAGATGGCTCTCACGGGCGCGGGCGGTGACCAAGGATGAGTTCGATCTTCGAGTTGTTCGGCGACGAGTCCCTCAAAGACGAGGATGGTGGCGGTGTATTCGACCCGTCGAGTCTCGACAAGGTGCTCGACCAGGTGATCGCCAACCGCCCGGTCGCGGGACGTCCCGCTGGCTTTACGCCCGAACCAGGATCTGCGGTGCCGCAGCCGGATGGGGAAACTGGCACCGAAGGTGGGGAACCTGGGCCAGAGGCGTCGGTTCCACCTGAGACGCCCCCGGCTCCCCCACCGCCAACCACCGCTCCACCCGCTGACCCGTTGGGCGACCTCAACGACATGGAGCGGCTCGAGCTCTCCCAGCTTCGTCAAGCACTCTCCGATCCAGAGCGTGCGCTCGCTGTCCGTCGAGCCATGCTGGGGGTAGAAGCTCCACCGGCAGCCGCGGTGCCGACACCCGCGGCTCCGGTGGCAGCTCCGCTCCCGACGCTCCCCGAGGAGATCGACCCCGGTTCCTTCGAAGCCCAGCTTTGGCAGCAGAACCAGGAGATGCAGCGCCAACTGGCCGAGATCAAGGCAGGCCAGCAGGCCACGACCGAGCAGACCGAGCAACAGATCATCGGCCAGGCCGCCCGCATGGCGACCTCGAACTTCGCCACCCGCTACGCCGGCAAGCTCTCCAAGGAGGAGATCGAGGCCGTCTGCCAGCATGCCGGGCTCCAGAAGCTCCCCGAGGCGTTCCGCCCGGTGTCGGCTTCCTGGGAGGAGGCGATGGACAAGGCGCTCGAGTTCACCGTCCGGTCCAATGACGGACTCCTCGCCAAGGTGCTCGGGATGCAGCCCGTGATCGCCCCGGCCCCGGGCACCGAATCAGAACCGCGCAAGCGTGTACTGACTGCGCTATCGTCCGCAGCATCCCCATCTGGTGAAGCTGCACAGAGGACTCCGATCGAGCATCGTGGCGACGGAAGGCTCTCAGAGAAGTCGAGACTCGCCCTCGTTCAAGAAATGATGAGCGGGGGATCAATCACAGGTTCACCAGGAGAAGGGATTTAGCCAATGGCCGTCACCCCCACTGGCGTCGACATGATTACCTCCATTTCGCGGAGGATCCTGCGAGAGGAGGCGACGGACGTTTTCTACCTCGGCTCGCCCTGGACCTGGCGCTTGTGGGCCAAGAACAAGGTGGTCCGTCGAGGCGGCCTGCACATCGAGTCACGGTTCATCTATACGCCGTGGTCGACGGGCGGGTTCTTCTACGGCCCCGAGGTGCTCAACGTCGAGCCGTCCGACCCCGAGATCTCAGGCGCCTGGGAGTGGAAAGAGGTCGAGACGAACGTCACCATCGACCAGCGTTCCCTCATCCGGGCCGACTCGGAGTACGCGGTGGCCAACTACGTCATCGAGCAATGCGAGATCGCCAAGATGGACCTGCGGGACAAGATCGCCTACGGCGTGTGGTCGGACGGGACCAACTTCAAGGTGTTCGACGGCATGTTCGAGATCGTGGACAACGGCACCATCTCGACCACCTACGGTGGCCTGACCCGTGCCAGCTACCCGTTCTTGAATGCCCAGGTCGATTCGACTACCACGGTGCTCGGACTCGGGGCGATGAACTCGCTGTGGGACCTTTGCACCAAGGGCGCCCGGGCGCCGAAGCTGACCGTCTCCATCCGGGCCAACCTGACCCGGTTCGAGAACCTCCTCCAGGCCCAGGTGCAGTACACCCAGCCGACCGCCGTGGTCGACCAGACGTTCGCCTCGGGCGGATTCAGCGGCGGGTGGTATCGCAACCAGCCCTGGATGGTGGACGAGCACATCCCATCGGCGACGACCGAGGGCAACCTGTTCTTCTTGAACGACGACTACTTCGAGCTCGTCATCAACGAGAACGGTGACTTCGTGGTTCACCCGTTCCAGATGCCGACCAACCAGTTCGTCATCACGTCGCTGACGTATGTGGCGGGCAACATCATCTGCACGAACCCGCAGGTGCAAGGCAAGTTCACCGCCCTCACGGCATAGGAGGAAACCGTGCCTCTCGCAGATTCATATAACGCACTCGCGTTCAACAACCAGCAGCCTGAGTATCAGTGCTTGTGGGCGCCGCTCGGGGTGTCCCAGGCCAGTGCGACGACGGCGATTGTCGATCCTCCGCTCCTGGCCGCCGCATGGGTTCCGGGGATCTTGGTGTCGATCATCGCGGCGGGCGTGGGGACTAACCCCGGGCCTGGCGGTGACGACGATGGCTCGTCCAACTGGACTGTGGCGCAGGTGGACATCGCGGCAACCTCAGCGACGACGTTCCTTGCTGGCGTCATCCTTGGGTTCGGCGCGTTGGGTAGCTACCTCAACGCCGCGCCGAACACCTACGCGCCGACCCAGGCTGGTCCGAACCTTGTCGCGATGATCGGGACGCACGGTATCGCCCAGGTGCTTTGCGACAACACCACGACCGTTGGCCACACGCTCATTCCGAGTACCACGCACGCCGGTTTTGCGTCCGATTCAGGTGGTACGACCACGACCGCAGGGTCGACCATCGGTGTCGCTCTCCAGGCCGTGACCGTGTCGACGCAGGCCAAGCGGGTGTGGGCCAAGATCAACGTAAACCAGGGCATTTGATCGAGAGGTAGTTCATGCCAGTCGAGATCACCCCGAATCCCCAGGCCATCACGACGGGGGAGATTTACCGCAACATCCTCGCGGACAACGGCACGCCGCCGGCGATGCTCGACATCACCTCGATGGACCAGTTGCTCCACGTCCTTGAGCACGGCCTGTTCCGCTCGACCGCCGGTTGGTACGGCTACGGGAACGACGGCAAGGTCACGTTCGACGGCACGACCACGATCCTCGGTCTGGCGCCGTCTACGGGCGTCTACACCTTGACCCGTGACATCTACCTTTCCGGTGGGTCCGTCATTACGTCGGCGGCGACCATCACCACGGCCGGGTTCAGGATCTTTTGCCAGGGCAACCTTCTGGTCAACGGCACCATCCGCTCCAACGGCAACGCGGCGTCGGCCAACACGGCCGGCGCGGCGCTCTCCTACTCGGGCACGATCTCCAACACCACGGTCGGTGCGGCCGGTGCGGCCGGTTCGACTACGACCGGAGCGGCCGGGGGATCCTCGGCCACCAACGGCCTCGGGGGGGCCGGGGGGGCCGGGGGCAACAACGCATCGGGTCCGAACCTCGGCGCGGCCGGTGGCACGGTCACCGCGCCCGCGGCCACGGTCGAAGGACCGTACTCGGTCGACCTCGCCATCAAGGCCCGCGTCATCGGGACCACGGCCTACGCCCTCCTTCTCGGCGGCGCTGGCGGTGGCGGTGGCGGTGGAGACGGAACGAACCTCTCGGGTGGAGGTGGAGGCGGCGGCGGGATCGTCGTCGTGGCCGCCAAGAGCCTGTCCGGCACCGGGACGATCTCGGCTCAGGGCGGCGCGGGGGGCGCGGCCAACGCCACGGGGACGCCTTCGGGCGGCGGCGGCGGCGGTGGGGGATGCGTCATCGTGATCTCGACCAGTGTGAACCCGCTCGTCATCGGCGGAGCCACGACTGCCATCGTCGGCGGTGTTGTGGCGACCGCGGCCGGGGGGGCCGCGGGCGCAGCGGGCGCAGGTGGCGGTGTGCCGGGCAATGCCGGTGCCGCGGGCACTTTGATCCTTCTCCCAGGCTAGGAGCGACATGGCAATCCCTGATCCAGCGATAGTCGAGGGCGACCTGCCGGCGTCCAAGAGCCGGGG